CTTAGCAAAGTCTGACACAGCATATGATCATTATAAAATTGGAACTAACTTAGCAAACTTAAAGGGAGTACCTAAGGGTGCTAACTATGATGAGCCTGATGTTGTTATTGCACCATACGCAGGTGAGAAAGAAACAAAGTATCTTATGAAACAACTTTCTCGTATTGGTTATGATGTACAAGATGCAGAAGGCTATCAAGATGCACACTTTGATGACGAGCCAACAGGTGGCGAAGCACCTCCGCAAATCAAAGATCAGGGTAAGTTAGGTAAAATTAAACTAAGTAAATTACGTAGTGTACAAAAAGGTAGAAACTTCCGTAAACTTGAAAAGCAAATGACTAAAGTAAAAGACGGAAACTACAGTCCTTTAACTATTGATCCGAAAGGACGTATAGTAAACGGCCATCATAGGTTTGATGCACTAAGACTTATGGGTGAAGAATTTGCAACTGTTAGAATGATTGACACTTCATTAGAAGAAATGATTGCAGAAAACTTTGCAGACGGTAAAAAAAAGGGTAAAAGCAGACCCGGACGAGTAAAGAAGTCAGGTGCTAGTTGTAATGGTAGTGTAACAGCCTTAAGAAAACGTGCAAAGAAAGCATCAGGTGAAAAAGCAAGAATGTATCACTGGTGTGCTAATATGAAGAGCGGGAAGAAATAGTGAAATGTTTAGCAAACAATGTAAAATACATTTAGAAGATAAAGGCGAAACAGGATTAGAACATATGAAAGCGGCACTAAAGACCGCTATAAAACTACAATTACTTGTACCGGCATTAGTAGTACACAGTGTTGCTCCACGCTTTTTTACAGACACAGCAACAACAGTAATTAAAGACATATTAGGGGATAGACATGAAAATAAATGATATAATAGTTGAATCACAAAAAGACACGCATTGTTCAGACAAGTGTTGTGGTGCAGACGTTAAAAGAGAAGATTGTAAATGTCCTGCAGATTGTCCACATTGCAACTGTAACGATCCTAGTGTTGCAGAATCAGCTACCGCAGGTGCTAGTAGCGCAGGTAGTGTTGCTAGTGTAGTTAATCCTACATACGCATATGCAAAGAGTAAGAAAAAAGGTAAGTATGGTGCACCAGAAGCACCGCAAGCAAAGAATCCAGACGGGACCGCCAAGAACGGATTGGATATTAAAAACAATTTAATGGGCGGCAAGGTCGCAAAGAGATAAATATATATTAGTAGGAGTTACTGATGAGAGAAAAAGATTTAAAAGAGGGTTTAGGCGAATTAGCTGACAAGGCTGAGCAAGACCACGAAGTACAAATGGCACGTGCCGAGCTTTACAAGGCCGCTAAGTATTCAATCAAACTACACGAAATGCTTAAAGGCGTTAGTGAAGCAGAAGGATTAGAAGGTTGGGTACAAGCAAAGATTACAAAAGCATCAGACTATTTAAGTTCTGTATATCATCACCTGGATTATCAAGAAGCTGACGATAGTGCAATGGCTCCTGACGCACTAGATAGCATTTCAAGCGGTAAAGAAGAAGTTGGTGAAGGTAAAGGTAAAAGCAACAAACAAAAAGCTGCTATTGCTATTGCTAAGAAAGAAAAAGGTTACAAAGAATCTTTAGCAGACAAGTTAGGAAATAAACTTGCTGAAGCTAAAGCCGTTTGTAAAGACTGTGGCAATCCAAGTTACACAACACTACCAGAAGAAAAGCAAAAAGGCGTTGACGGCAAAGTATGCTGGAAAGGCTATAAGCGTATGGGCACCAAGAAAAAAGGTGGTAAGACCGTAGACAACTGTGTAAAGGCCTAACATGGATTTTCATAAACTTCAACAAAAACTATTCCAAATAGAACCAACTGATCCAGCAGCTGATAAAGCAAAGATGATAGCATCTATGCAAGGTCAACCGCAACAAAGTGTTGAAGTTCCACAAAACATTGTACAAGAAAGTGTAGATGTACCGCAAGGTACTATGCCAGTTGAAGGTAATTACAGCGTAAGTGACTTTGCTAAACTAGCAGGTATAACACTTAACGAAGGTAAGCAAAAACATGGCAGTGCAGGTCAACTTAAAGGCAAGGATGCCTTTACTAAAAGTACAAAGCCAGGTGGTAATGAATCACCACACCCTGCAAGAAACAAACTAGTTGGTGACAGCATGGACAATGACGTTGATGAAGGTCCAATTGACGCTGTTAAAAAGTCTAAAGGTATAGGCGGTGCATTTCAAACAGGTTTTAATGCAACACAAAAAGGTGGAGCATTAGGTCCAGATGCATTAAACAAAGCAGTAAGCAATGCGTTTACAGGCAAAGGCAAAGATGATAAAGGCAAAGAATCAAAGTTTGATCAAGGTATTCAACAAATACTTAAAGATCCAGCACTAAAAAGAGAACTATTATTACTAATGAAGAAGGCAAACTCAAAGAGTCAAATGAACTCTGAGGCACAAAAGAAACCTAAGAAGCCACTAATAAAGGCACGAAATCCAGGATACAAAGATCTACAAGCACTACGTACTAGTGGCGCAGGTGGTTCACATCCAGATAAAACAAAAGTACTTCCACGTAAGCAAAAGTACAAATCAGATCCTACTCAGGAATCTATTAAAGAAATGCTTTTTCGTAAATTAAACGAAAAAACTTCTTGACAAACCCTTCATAATATCGTATAATAGTATATAAATTACTAAAGGAGATCCTCTTATGGGAAGTCGTGTATTCGGTGCCGATGAAAAGGCAAAATTAGAAAGACTAGTTAACGAAGGTGTTACAGTCTATCAAGAAGTAGAAGATTTAACAGCAGGCTTAAAAGATACTGTAAAGGCTGTTGCAGAAGAACTTGATATTAAACCAAGTTTAATTAACAAAGCAATCAAAATTGCACAAAAAGGTGACTGGGAAAGAGTTTCCGATGAGTTTGACGACCTTGAAACATTGGTTGTTACTGTCGGTAAGGACAAGTAGTGCAAGGCATTAAAGACTTTTATAGAGATAGTCTCACCTCAGACCCAGTTGCACACTATGCAGAGATGATAGGTGCTGTTAGTGTTATTATAGGTAGTTCTATATTAACATGGACTGTACTTGCACCAAGACCAGACATATTCATTCCATTTTATTTTATAGGAAGTTGTGCAAGTTTCTTTGGTGCATATAGACGTGGACTACCTTGGGTATTAGTACTCACTGGTTGGTTCATTATTATGAACATCATTGCACTTAGTAGACTATATATTACATAACGCCAAAGACAATAGTCAGGCATGCAGAAGGTTAAGTTGGCCACAAGCAACGAAGGAGAAATAATTGAGTTACGTAGACGCACTATTTGATCGCGACTCTGACATTATCAGAACTGTCGAACGTAAAGACGGTAAAAGACATTATCACGAGTACCAAGCAAAATATACTTTTTACTATAAAGACCCACGTGGCAAATACAAAAGCGTTTATGGCGATCCTTTAAGCCGTATTGTTTGTAAAAATACAAAAGACTTTAGAAAAGAAGTTGCTATCAACAGAGACAAGCAACTATTCGAAAGCGACATTAATCCTATCTTCCAATGTTTGAGTGAGAACTATCTTAATCAAGATGCACCTAAACTAAACATTGCTTTTTTCGATATTGAAACAGACTTTGATCCAGAGCGAGGCTTTGCTGATCCTGCTGATCCATTTATGCCAATTACTTCTATAAGTGTATACTTACAGTGGTTAGAAACAATGGTGTGTTTGGCAGTTCCGCCTAAGACACTTACAATGGAACAAGCAAAAGCAGAACTTGAAGGCATTGATAATGTAATGCTGTTTGAAAAAGAAAGTGGAATGATTGATACTTTCTTAACACTTATTGAAGACGCTGATATTTTGTCAGGTTGGAACAGTGAAGGTTATGATATTCCGTACACAGTAAACAGAACTAGTCGTGTACTAAGCAAAGACGACACAAGGCGCTTTTGTTTATGGGGCCAATTGCCTAAGAAACGTGAATATGAAAAGTATGGGAAATCAGCTGTTACCTTTGACCTAATAGGCAGAGTGCATTTAGATAGTTTAGAATTATATCGTAAATACACATATGAAGAAAGACACACATATAGACTTGATGCCATTGGCGAGATCGAAGTTGGTGAAAATAAAGTTCCTTATGAAGGCACTTTGGACCAGTTGTACAACAATGACTTTAGAAAGTTCATCGAATACAACATACAAGATACCGCACTACTGGACAAGTTGGACAAAAAACTAAGATTTATTGATCTAAGTAATACTGTTGCACACGAGAACACAGTCTTGCTACAAACCACTATGGGTGCTGTAGCTGTTACAGAACAAGGCATTGTTAACGAAGCACATCATAGAGGCTTACAAGTTCCTAACAGGCCTAAACGTGACGATACTGAAAACACACAAGCTGCAGGCGCTTATGTAGCATTTCCAAAGAAAGGCTTACACAAGTGGATCGGTTCAATGGATTTGAATTCACTGTATCCTTCAGTAATTCGTGCATTGAATATGGGTCAAGAAACAATTGTAGGACAAATACGCCCAGACATAAGTGAAGCTCGTGTACACGAAGATATGACGCTTAAAAAGAAGAGCTTTGCAGGTAGTTGGGAAGGACGTTTTAGCACAGAAGAATATGAAGCAGTTATGGATCAGAACAAGTCTATTGCGCTTACAATTGATTGGGAATCAGGTGGCAGTGATGTACTAAGTGGTGCTGAAATATACAAATTAATCTTTGACAGCAATCAACCTTGGATGCTTAGTTCAAATGGTACAATATTTACAACAGAGTTTGAAGGTGTTATTCCTGGACTACTAAAGCGTTGGTACGCTGAACGTAAAGATATGCAGAAGATGCTGAAGAAAGCAAAGGACGCAGGCAACGAAGCAGAGATTGAGTATTGGGATAAACGACAGTTAGTTAAAAAGATTAACTTGAACAGTTTGTATGGTGCTATTCTTAATCCTGGTTGTAGATTCTTTGATAAACGTATTGGGCAATCAACTACACTAACAGGTAGAACTATTGTTAAACATATGTCAGCAGAGGTTAACAAAGTTATCACAGGTACATATGATCACGTAGGCGAAGCAATGATATACGGTGACACTGACTCTTGTTACTTCAGTGCATATCCTACACTTAAAGGTGAAATTGATGCAGGCAACATTCCTTGGGATAAAGATAATGTAATTACCCTTTATGATCAAGTGTGTGAAGCAGCAAACACAACATTTCCAGGCTTTATGTTAGAAGCATTTCATTGTCCAAAGTCACGTAGTGATGTTATTGCAGCTGCAAGAGAAATTGTTGCACAGTCAGGCTTGTATATTACTAAAAAACGTTATGCGGCATTAGTATATGACATTGAAGGCTTTAGAAGTGACACAGATGGCAAGCCAGGTAAAGTAAAGGCAATGGGCTTAGACTTACGTAGGTCAGATACTCCAGTGTTTATGCAACAGTTTCTAAGCGAAATCTTACTTATGGTACTTACAGATGTTCCTCAAGAAGATATACTCGAACGCATTACTGTATTCCGTAAGGAATTTGATGATCGACCGGGTTGGGAGAAAGGATCTCCTAAACGTGCAAACAAAGTCGGACACTATCGTCGACTAGAAGAAAAACAAGGCAAGGCAAATATGCCAGGTCATGTACGGGCAAGCATTAACTGGAATACTCTTAAACGAATGAACGGCGACAAGTATTCGCAAGAAGTCGTTGACGGTATGAAAGTTATTGTTTGTAAACTAAAACCGAATCCTTTAGGTTATACAAGTGTTGCTTATCCAACAGATGAGCTACGTATTCCTGATTGGTTCAAAGAACTGCCATTTGATGACTCACTTATGGCAGAGACTATTATCGATAACAAACTAGACAACTTGATTGGTGTGCTTAACTATCCATTAGAAGATACTAAGCGACACAATACATTTACTAGTTTGTTTGATTTCGGAGAATAATATGAAAATTAAAATGGAAGTAGAAATAGATACTGACAACGATCAGGACCTAAATACTATTGAAGAATTAATTACAATGCTAAGACAATTAGCAGAAAATTATTACGAGGAGTAAGTTAGATGAAGTACGAAAACTGGGATATTGGCGGTGAAGTAGTTAAAAATGACAGTCGTTATATTGTTAAAGACAATACTATATTAAAAAATCTAGTTGTAAGCAGTACAATGTTGTCAGCTCATAAAAGTACAACAGGACATAGACATGCCGGACAAGAAGAAGTGTATATGTTTGTTAGTGGTAGTGGACAAATGGAACTTGATCATAAAATAATTGATGTAACAGCAGGTGACACTGTACTAATTGAGGACAACGTATTTCACAAAGTACATAACACAACAGACTTTGGGTTAAAATTTATTTGTATATTTGATGGCAAGAGGAATCACTAATGAAAGTAGGATTCACTTGTAGTACGTTTGACTTATTACATGCAGGACACATACAAATGTTACGTGAAGCAAAGGAACAATGTGATTATCTTATATGCGGGTTGCAAGTAGACCCTAGCATGGATAGAAAAGATAAAAACTCTCCTATACAAACAGTAGTTGAACGTTACACCCAATTAAAAGCTGTAAGTTATGTTGATGAAATTATTCCTTATGGTACTGAAAAAGACTTAGAAGATATACTAGAATTGTACAGCATTAATGTACGAATACTAGGAGAAGAATACAGAGATAAAGAATTCACTGGCAAGGATATATGTCGTAAACGTGATGTAGAACTGTATTTTAATAAACGTGATCACCGTTTTAGTTCAAGTGATCTTAGAGCTCGAGTAGCAGAAAGGCAAAACAATGACTGAAGGACCATTTAAGAACGCATTTGAAGGAGACACCGAAGGTGTTGTTCGTCGAGAAATTGTAACCTATCGTTTTAAAAACGGGTTAATGGTTAAAGAAACTGCAACCCGTGATTACTACGGTAATAGTGATTATAATGATAGTATATCAACACAACCTTTAGTGAAAAGATGAATAAATTTATATTTGATGTAGACGGAACACTTACACCTAGTCGTGGTATTATTGATGAAAAGTTCAAGACATTCTTTAATGAATTTTGTCGAACTAATCCTGTATACCTAGTTACTGGTAGTGACAAACCTAAGACTATAGAACAAATCGGTGAAGATACGTATAACTTGTGTAAACGTGTTTATCAGTGTTCCGGTAGTGATGTTTGGGACGCTGACACAAATATACTTAAAAGCGGATGGACATTACCTGATCTAGCAAGAACTTTTTTAATTAGTTGCGAGTATGAAAGCCCGTTTAGTATAC